TATCTTCTATCGGTGAAACTGATGAGGGAAAGGGGTAGCCGGGGGTAAAAAACCCTCGGCTCCCTTTCCTGATTTAGTAGCCATTGACAAGATGTGCGCCGCTTATCTCGGCATGACACCATCGCAGGTCGATGAGTGTTCGCTCCGAGATATTAACGTCATGCTTGCAGGCGTTAGGGAACGCATCGAACAGCAGGAGGATTTAGAGTGGCAGCGCACCTTCACGGTAGTGCAGCAACTTGAGAACCTTATGTTGTTCAGGGCGGGAAAACGGCAGAAGCCTCTCGATGCCATGTACCGCCAAGTAAAAAAACAGGAAACGCCTGTCATGCGGATGGCTGAATATCAGCAACTGCGGCAACGGGCAAAAGCAATACTGGAAGATGGCTACGGTAGCGAATCTTGATGTAAGGATCGGCGCGGACATACAGTCCTTTCAGTCCGGCATGGCAAAGGTTGAGGGTCAACTAAAGCAGGTTGGCTCTAATCTTCGCAACGTAGGGCGCACCTTATCTACCGCTATCACACTTCCACTTCTCGGCATTGGCGGGGCTGCTGTCAAAGCGGCTTCTGATGTCGAGGAAATGCAAGCCAAGTTCGACACCGTATTTAAGACGGTGGGCAGAGAGGTCACGAAGGAGTTGGACGCCTTTGCTCGCGCGTCTGGCAGAAGCAGTTACCAGTTGCGCGGTATGGCTGCAACTATGGGTGACCTGTTCAAGCCAATGGGTTACACCGAGGAGCAAGCCGGGGAACTGTCAATACAGGTTGCTAAACTTGCAGTCGATCTCGGCTCGTTCAACAATATGCCGATGGACGAGGCTTTAGAGCGCCTTCGTGGTACGCTTGTCGGCTCGCATGAGAATGCACTCGCCTTTGCCGTAACAATCAACGAAGCGTCCCTCAAGCAAGAGTTGATGCGCATGGGCGCAGACAAATTGACGGGCGCACAACTCAACCAAGCGAAGGTACAGGCACGTCTGAACCTGCTCATGGCAGGCACAACTGATGCACAAGGAGATGCTATCCGCACATCTGGCTCCTTTGCAAATCAGTTTATCCGACTGAAAAATGCCACTCAGGATCTTGGCGTTCAGATGGGGGAGATACTGCTTCCCTACGCAACGTCATTAGTGCAACGATTGCAGTCAATGGTTGACACCGTCAGCAACCTTTCACCCGGCGCACAGAAACTCGGTATTGCGATTGCAGGAATAGCGGCGGCGGCAGGACCGTTGGTGTTCACGCTTGGAGGAATGGCTTCGGGATTCTCTGCTATTATGCGAGCGGTCACTATAACAATGGGACTGTTCAACCCATACGTGGCAGGGATTGCTGCTGTTGCCGCCATCCTTATCGGCTTGCACAGGAACGCCGATGCTGTCAAGGCATCATTGACTAACCTTTATACAGAGGTTAAAGAGCGTACTGCGCCAGTAGTTGAGATATTGAAAGGCGCGGTTCAGGCTCTGTTCACTAAGGTTGGCGAGTGGGTCGAGTCGGTAGTCGATATTGGTGCGGCTATATTTGGCACTATTGCTACGTGGTGGGACAAAAACGGTGAAGTCGTTACGACCAGATTGGTTACGATTTTTGGCGCAATAGGCACGTTCCTCGGTAGTGCTATGGAATTGCTTGGCACTATCATCAGCAAGGTTCTGGATGGCATCAAGTATGTCTGGGCAAGGTGGGGCGATGACATTGTTTCTGCGATGGGCTTTATCATAAGGACGGTGTTGTCAATCACAGAGGTAGGTTTTCAGAACCTTAGCCTTTTGGTGCAAGCCATTACTTCCTTCATGCAAGGCGATTTAGACGCTGCGGGAGGCTACATAGCAGAAGGGTTTGAAAACGCTCTGAGAGGGGTGGACCAGATTGTCGAGGACTTCAAGACATCATTCCTTAATAAGGCAGCCACACCCGCCGACGAGTTCTTAGAGAAGTTTGACATCAAGGGCTTCGAGCATATTATTGCTTACGCTTTAGAATCCTCAACAACAGACATAGAGGAGTTCAGGAAGAGCGTTCTTGGCGTTGGTGGTTTGTTGGTTGGCGAGGAAAAACTGGACGAAATGTTTGGCTCGCAGGAGTTTGCGAGCATCATCCAGAGTGCGCTTGACTCAAGCGAGACAACGATCAGCGGATTCAAAACAGAAGCGCTCTTGCAAATTCGGGCAGGCGGTGAGGAGTTAGACAAGAACTTCGGCGCGGGAGAGTTCGAGTTGTTAATGAAGGGCATCTTTGATGCTGCGCCCGATCTCGTAAAGGACTTTAAGGATGACGCTCTTGGTTTTCTGAAGCAGTTCAAGTCTGGCGCTAAAGAAAACCTTGTCGAAGATGAGGACTCGGTTGTAAACACCATGGCTAAGGTCAAGGCGATGGGACAGGAGGTTAGCGAACTTGACCTAACCCTGCCATTCAAGGCTGCACCGCAGGTGATGAGCGACTTTGCTCTTAATCTGCAAAACTTGCAAGGTAATCTCGACATCGTAGGGGACGAGGCAGACGAGTTGGCTCGCAAGTTTGATACCGTGTTTAAGGCTATCGATAGGCTTGGCATCGATGACAAGTCGAAGGTTTATCGCGCGTTTAGTTGGCTGTCTGTTGCTTCTGCCGACCTGACTCTTTTTACGGACGGGTTCAACAACCTAATTGACCTATTCAAGCCATCTATTTACAAAGACTTTTTTGAAGGTCTGAAGGGTGGCTTTAGGTCGCTAATGAATCTTGGGGACAAGATTTTCAGCCTATCTACTTACGAAGACTTTTTTGAAGGTATGAAGGGCGGCTTCGGGTCGCTGATGAATCTTGCGGGCAAGATTTTCAGCCCATCTACTTACAAAAACTTTTTTGAAGGTCTGAAGGGCGGCTTCGGGTCGCTGATGAATCTGTCGATGAATCTTGGGGACAAGATTTTCAGCATTTTTTCTGACAAGGAAAATGGCTTCTCTGACTTCATTGGCAAACTGAGCGAATCTGACGGTCTTGTCGGGAAGATTGCAGGAAGCCTCGGCAAATGGGTTCCGGGTATTGGTGCAGCAGCGTTGGCGCTCAAGGCTTTTGGTATTGATGCGGGCGATGTCCTCAAGGGTGTTAAGAATGTTATCAAGGGAATTGGTGACGGTATTAAAAACATCTTCGGAAGGGCGAGCAAGGAGAAGAAAAAAGCCGCTCGTCTGGACAGGTTTGTATCGGACGTTGCCGCTCTTGGTGTTGACCTTAGCGACTTGTCGAGCGTGGATAAGAAGGCGATACAGGCGCTTATGGCACCAATACTTACCTCTGGTATTGCTACGACAGAGGATCTGTTGGCTGTGCTTGGCTTAGATGCGGGAGACTTAGGGCGCACTATTTCTGATGCGTTTGAGGGCATACAGCGCTTTGCGGCAGGCATGAATGTCGCAGATGCCGGGTCAGGGTTTCACTCTGCAATCGTTGCTCTGCTAAACAACTTTGCAGAGGACATCGCTGCCGAATTTGGAATGACCACGTTGCAGGCAGAGATGCAGATGTTCGAGTTCTTCGGAGTATCAGACCAGATAGAGGAAATACGTGCCGAGGTCGCAAGGATGCGAGCCAATCAACTTGCACGGGGTGTCGATCCTGATGGGGAAACAGGTGTGGGTGGTTTCGGAGATCCTGAGAAACCCGGATCGGGAGTTGATGTGTTTGGCAATCTTACTGGGACGTTGGGCAGACCTAACTTTGCCGGAATAAATATGTTTGGTCCTGATATGCTTGCCACGCTTGGCGCATACGGCGCAGCAGGTATGGGCGCAAATATGAGCGGTGGCGATACGCAGCAGACAATCAACGTCAACCTCGACGGTCAGACCATCGCAACCGCAACGATGCCGTACTGGTCGCAGGAACTGGAAATCTATGGCACGAACCGCTAATGGGAATTGCAATCAAAAACCAAGCAGGCGCGGACATTGACTTTGTAAAAGAGTCTTTCCGTTTCGAAGATGCCGTAACGCAGCGCGGTACGTTGTCCTTTCAGGAGATAGGCAGCAGCCCCTCCTGTGCATGGGGAGAGGACGTTATCGTTTGGGATGACGGCGGCAATCCGCTTTACTATGTCGGGGATCTGCCAATCGAACTTGCAGGTGGTGGGTTTTTGGAACTGGCGCAGGAAACGGTTTACTGGGGCGGCACAGTTGAAAGCATTACGGAAGACGATATAACGGTTGGAAGCACTACGACTATACGCTTTACCTATCGCTGCATTGACTTCTCCGAGTTTGCAGGTCGGCTCATTATAACCGATCAAACAGCAAACCAAACGGCGGGGGCGTGGGTGCGCTCTCTTTTGACTGGACCACTTGGTCTTTCGGGTTACTATGGTGTTGCCGAGGGTGATATTGACGATGGCGCTTTCATTGAGTATATGCCGTGGAACTACGTAACGATTGAACTTGCGCTTGATGAACTGGCAGAAATAAGCGGGTTCTTCTGGAATATCGACAAGGATAAAAAACTAAACTTCAGATCGGTTGACGCTGTTGCTGCCCCGTTTGCTATAACTACATCCAACAAGCCCTACAAATCAATTCGGTTCTCAACGGTGAGGGGTTCATACCGAAATCAAGTCTTTGTCAGGGCTGGCACAACCAACGACGAGGATGATACTGTTGAGGTGCAACTTGGGGATGGCAACAAACGCGCTTTTATCGTCGGCGCAGAAATTGGAGAAACCCCTACGGTTGAGGTGGATACGGGAAGCGGCTATGTAACAAAAACCGTTGGGGTAAACGGAATAGGTACAGTATCTGATTTCTACTACAACACCGGCAGCGGTGTAATTGTGCAAGACCCGGGTCAGACCGTCCTTTCTGCAACGGACAAGATCAAGATTACCTACAAGGCACGTTACCCGATTATCGTTTCAGCATCTAACGATTCAGAGATAGTAGACAGGACCGCCGAAGAATCCGGCGCATACGCTATATATCAATCTGTTGTTGATGCGACAGATGTAGACAACGCCGACGCAGCCGAACTCAAAGCGCAGTCTATCTTGGCGCAATATTCCCAACCGAGAATAACCTGCCATTACACGAGCGACCAAGTAAACTTGGCGGCGGGGCAAACCCAGTATGTAAACCTTCCTGAACACGGAGTAGATGCAAACTTCTTGATTGAGAAGATCGGTGCATCTTTACGGCATGACGGTCAGTTATCTTTCGACGTAACCGCCGCCGCTACACAGACCGTTGCAGGGTGGAGTTACTGGAAGCAGAAAACCAGACAAGACAGGAAGTTTGTTTCTCGGGACAATGAGGTGCTTCGGTTGTTAAACAGCGAGAAGGACAACGCAACAGCAGCCGATGCCGCAACAGGAACGACCTACACAGGAGCCTACACAGTCAATGGCACAGACACTTACATTGATGGATTCCATGTCGGATAACATACGACCACACGGACGGGTAACTGTTGAAGTCATTACTGACGAAGGCACGACCGTATACGAGCAGAACAACGTTGTCACGAACAACGGCGTGGCTCGTATTGCTGCTGTCTGGGCGCAGGACTCAACAACTTTTCCGTCTCACATTGGCATCGGCACAGATGACACGGCGGCGGCTACGACCGACACGGCGCTTGGCACAGAGGTAGATCGAAACGCCATCGTAACAGACTTTGCCTCTGGCGCAGTTGCTACCTTCAAGGCGTTCTTCTCTAAAGCGGAAGCCAACGGCAACACTATCGCGGAGTTAGGAATGTTTGACGCAGCATCGGGTGGCACGATGTTCTGCCGCTCCGTCTTGGCAACTGCTATTGTCAAAGATGCCACCAAGAGCATCAACGTTACATGGACTATAACCTTCGCTGACGCATAATGGCTACTTCGTTATTCCCAGAGGCAGGCGATCAGATTACCGAGGCAGCATGGACTTCGGCGAATAAGACCATCACAAATGTTGATGCGTTTCGGCTGTCTGGTTATTCCCTGTCAGCAGGTACAGGTCTAAACGTAGACATAGCATCAGGCACTTGTTTTGTCAACGGATTCCAGATTGTGTCAGACGGTACGCAGGTCGAGGCTCTTTCTCCGAACTCTACAAATTACGTTTATCTAAATGACGATGGCACGTTCACGGTAAACACTAGCGGAACGCAGCCTGCTGATACGCTTTTCCTCGGCACAGCCACAACAAACGCGTCTGCCGTTACTGCTGTCTCGCATTACAAGGCCGTTGCTAACGCAGCAAACGTGATGGTTGTCAAGCAAGCCGACGAATCTGTATCGTCCAGTACAACGCTTCAGAACGATGATGAGTTAGTTTGGACTGCAACGAGCGGCGAGTCTTGGGAATTGCTGATTGCGCTCAAGATTAGTACAGGATCGGGTAACTTGCAGTTCGACCTGACCGGGTTTGGCTCACAGCCGTATACCTATCAGGAGGGCAACAATATCATCTTTGCTGATTCTGGTACACCTGAAAACACCTCGGATACAGCAATCATTATCAGGACGGTTGTCACAGTATCGACAACAGGCACAGTCGGGCTTGAGTGGGCGCAGAACGTAAGTGATGCAAGCAACAGCACGATTCAAGCCGGATCGTTTCTAATGGCGCGGAGGCTGATTGGCTAATGGCTACAACAGTATTTCCACAAACTGACGATGTAGTAACGAGGACCGCTTGGCAGTCCTTGCACGGCACTATTTCACATGGTGATTTTCAGGACGTTGTGGCTGACTCTGGACTTACGCGCACGACTGACCGCTTGCTCTTTCATCGAGATATAAGCGGTTCAACGGCATCAAGCCTTGTGGCAATAGAAGAAACAACCATTACTTTGCAGGCAGGACATACCTACTATGTCAATGGATGCTTGTCTATCAGCAAGCCTAATGCAGACACAACCGATGACAGATGTCATACTGGTATTAGAGTTGGTGCAGGGCTAACTGTTCATGCTGCAACCTGCCGAAGCAACGCGGTCAAAACAGGCTCAACTGCCTTCATTTATATCCTCGATTTTGCAGGTAGTGTAGACGAGGTAATCAACGGATCGTTAAGAGGTACTAACAATGTCACGTTCTTTGAGGAGCCTTCTTTTTGGGTAGACATGATTGTCGTTGCCGATCAGACAGCCGACCTGTCTTTCCTTTATCAAAAGGTGACAGACGATAACTCGACTTTTTACAGAGTCGACGAACTAACCTATTTAAAAGCAACAGCGATAAAGGGATAGACAATGGCAACAGTACACGACTTAGCAGAAAACACCGCGCCGGATGGGACGGATCGGTTGTATGTTACCGATGGCGTAAACGATGAGGGCGTCCAGATTGCCAACCTTCTTAAAGGTAGTGGCGCAGAAGTGCCTGCGTCTAAGATTACGGGTACAATAGCGGCATCTGCCCTGCCCGTTATAACGCATGAA